TCATATTGAAGCCCGTAGAATATGTCATTTGACCTCATCTGAACCTTCATGTTCAGTCTGTTATCACGTATCCAGAAGTTGACATACATGGTGCAAACGAAGTCCTTTACTCCACTTCTCTGATAGGCAGGAGTGTTAAAGACCATGATGGATTGACGAGTTGACCTATCTGCAACTAGTGCATCGTATGCCCATTTGAACTGGCTGTTGTTCTGTCTACTATTGATGATGTATCCGTAGTTTGAGTTGACTCTACCAAACTCATCTGTAAGTCCCCTCCAAAAGCTAGAGAATTCGTTGATGATATTGATACTGGTATCCTCCGAGAGGTACCACCAAAGCTCACCGACGAAATACTTCCAATTGAACTTCTTGCTTTCAAAGTTCATGAGAGGATAGATTGGGTCGAGTTCAAGGGTTGTTAGATACTCTTCAACTACCCTTAATCCCCTGGGAGAATCCTCCCTGTTCATCCTGGAAAGCAAGGAAAGTACTTCTGTGTTTATTGTATTTGTCATGGTCTAATTATATTCCACTATGATCAATCGGTTATGTCAAAGAATAACGCAGATGTTTTTATCTTATTCCTTTTCGTTCCAGTTTCAAAATCGTAAATGTAGGAATTTCTTGATAAATGTACGGATCCTGGCTTTTCCATGTATTGTTCTGCGTATGACTTTGGATCCAACATGTACCATTCCTTTGGCCATGCAATGACGTCGTACCCACATTCGGAAGAACATTCATCCAGAAATCTATTGAATTCTTTGACTGCCTCTGACCTTTTTTCCCTTGATCCAAAGAATGGACTTCCTTTGTACCAACCAGTTTTTGGTATCTTCCTATCTTCGTGTTCTATTGGAAGAAGTTTGACAAGGGCAACGTATTCCATCCCGCGAGTTTCTATCAAATCCTTTGCAAATTCAACGTAGCCTTTGGCGAGGTTACGCAAAGATTGCATGGGATCTTCTTGTCTAAATATGTGATGCCTAACGTCTATGTTTCCCATGTAAAGAATGATCCTTGTCGTTCCATTAGGATACGAAAAAGAATCCTTTTTCTTTAGGAATCCATGCAGGGTCTGACCATCGTTCCTGCTTATGTTTGCGCCTGGTTCGTATACAGAAACCGCATGACTGTCACCATAAATGAATGTATCGCTATCAAGTATCAGATCGACGCGTTTTACACTGTTTGATATCTCTGTATAGAGCGCTGGATCAAGGGTCTTCCATTCTTCACATGCGCCTTTCATCCTTGATTCGATAAATGCGCCTATGTCAGGCATGTCGTGATTTAGTATGTAGATCTTTCCCTTGAACTGCGATAGTCGTTTGACCCGCATCGCAACATCTTCCGTTGCCCCTCCAAAAAGGTTGAAGGTCCCTTGAAACTCCATAGGAAGTGATATCAGCCAAACATCGTATCGATTAATGTCATCATTCTTCGATAGGACGTCGGTCATAAGACCCGCCTTACGAAGTTGTGATGATAGAAGATAGGGCCAAGAAGATTTATGGGATTCCTTCTTTGGGCTGTATGAGGTGACAACATCGTCTATTGCTATCCTTTTTCCCTGTACATCCTTAAGAATATCATAGATGTTCATGTTTATGACCTTTCGTTGTGGTAGTTCTCAAGACCCTGTATGTACGCAACTGCATCAAGCAGGTTATCTTTCTTGTGTTGATAGCTCTCACGGGAAAACTTAAGGGCGATTAATGCCTTAAACATGTGTTCTGCTGTGACGTTCATGCCCGTCATTCCATTGAATATCATGGCGGCACGTTCCATGCCTTCGCTAAATGGGCCATATTGACGATCGGCCTCTTCTGAACGATTGTTCACTATTTCTTCTGCTTGCGTAAGTATGCTCATGTGATTTTTATCCGGATGATATTATGTTGTTTCGTTGTAGCCGTTCTCGTTTATCCATTGCAGGTACTTTTTTAACTCTTTATCCTCTACCGTTATGTTGTATACACCCTCTTGAAATATCTTCCAAGAGTCTGACGCATACTTTCCAACACCTGGGAGGTCTAAAACGTTATTCCCGTTCCATTCCAACCAACTTTTTGAGAATTTTTTCCAAACCTTGGCGCGCCTATTATAGAATCCTAGGGGTCTTATTATTTCAATTATGTCACGATCATCTGCTTCCATTAGTTCGTTAGGACCTGGGAATCTCGTAAAAAACTCATGTCTTACCTTATCGACCTGTATGTAGCTGGTTTGGTTTAGCATCATGCAGGCCAAGAGCATCTTCCATGGATCGTCCCGATATATCTCCTGACGATACACAAAGGGGCTCATGGGAACGTTTGGTCTTTTTTTCATAAGACTAATATATAGCAAAAGTTTGTTTTGTGAAAACCTTTTTAGAGATTTCTGCCATAAATGAATCAAGGGAAGGAAGTGAGGTGATGAAAAACCTAACTGCCGTGCATAAACTTGAGCTTGAGATGCAAGACATCCAGAGAAACGTGGTAGAACTATACGATAGGGCAGGAAAATACAAATTAGACAGCAAAGAAAGAAATAAAATCGAGGAAAAGATACGAAAATTCCTCGAAGAAAAACAAGAGATAGAAAAAGAGATGGAATACGAGAGGCGAATACTAATAAAGTCACTCAGTTACATCGACGGAGACGGAGAACTCAACAAATTTTTTGAATAAAAAAACATTCATATGCCAGCAAAATCACAGCAGCAACAGAAGATCATGGCTTTGGCCCTTGCCTATAAGAGGGGGGAAGTTCCCGCATCCAAGGTTAGTGCAAAGGTCAAGGAAATGTCAAAGTCGATGACCGAAAAGGAACTAGAAAAGTACGCATCAACGAAACATAAAGGATTACCTCGTAAGGTTGTCAAGGAATCATCCGGTCTTTCTACGTTCGAGCAGTTCATAAAGGAAAAGGACGAAGAGGAAATAGAGGTCGACATGGATATGGACATGGACATGGAAAACGAAGGAGGAGAGGATACTGAGATAATTCACGTAAATTCTGGATCTCCTATGAAATCGATTGGAAGGATAAATGGATCACCAGAAGCTCATGAACCAGAATCAAAGATGATGCAATACCAACTAAAGAACATCATTGAAAACGCAGAGGAGCTTATCCAGATGATCGAGGGGATGGATCAGATAGAAGACTGGATGCAAAGCAAGGTAACTTTGGCAGACGATTACATATCTACGCTACGCGATTATGTAAAGCACAGATCATAAAATGTAAACATAAAAAACCACAAAGGGAGTCAATTGACTCCCTTTTTTATTGACCAAAATTTAGACAAAAATAAAGCCCCTTTGGTTTCCCAAAGGGGCTTTTATTTACCACCTAGATTGTTCTAGATTAAACAATACCTGCTGTTGGTGTTTCGACCCAGAATGAGTAGTATTGAGCTTCTGGATAGAATCCAGCTTCTACGAGAGCGTAGCGGCTCTTTACTGCGATCTTCGGAGACATTGTACCTTCAGCGATTGTGCTGATCGACTCAGCCATGAGGTAAGGCATGAACTTGATACCTGGCTCGATGTCTGCACCCTTACGACCAACGAGGATACGTGTGTCGTTCCATGTCATGTTAGGATCAACATAAACTGTCATTCCGAACAGCGTTCCTGCTGGGTACAGCTGACCGCTTGACTGGTTTAGAGTATTGTCGAACGGAGCAAGCGAGAATCCCTTAACGATGTTAAGAGCCGAAAGAACTTGAGCGTTTGTCACGATGAAGTTTCCAGGGCCACGACGACCACGTGTGTGGATCAGGTTCGAGGCAGCGTGGATCTTGCTGACGATACGCTGTTGTGCTGTCGAGAGGTTCTCGAAGTTTCCGAAATCTGCATATGCAGGGATGTTACCGCTCCAAGTAAGCGCTGTGTTCGACTTTCCAATGTAAGACGATGTCGTTGCCGATGTAGTTTGTGTTGGGTCAAGCGAAAGGTTCAGCGTGAATCCTTGTGTCTGATATACATCGTAGTTGTTCTGCCATCCAAGAGCGAATGCGCGTGAAAGGATGTGCTTGTTGATCGATTGTGAAACTTCGTTAACAAGTACGCCTTCTGCCATTGCAAGGATGTCGATACCGAACTGGCGGTTCATGTCCTGGATCTGCTCAGTTGTTACGCTGATTGTAACCTGGAATGTTCCTGCCTGTACGTTCTTTGTGAACGTTTGGATGCCCATTGCGCGTGGGTATGTCTCTTCACCAGTTCCCCTGCTCATTGGATCGTATGCCTTTGTACCGTCTGTGAATGGTCCGTTCCAAGTGTTTGTGTCGTTTGCACCTGCGCCAGAGAAACCATAGATGTGGTTTTCAAGGGCAGAAACGTAACCAGGGCGGAATGGAGCAGCGGTTTCACCGTTAGCTGCAGCATATGATGTTGCATTTGCCTGAGTTGCGCTAGTAGCACCTATGATAGATGCATATGTATTTCCAGCTCCTACATCAAAAACTTGAGCGATAGTTACTGTGTTTGTGCTTGCGCCTGCTGTGTAAGTACCCAATGAATCTGTGATATTACCCGTAGAAACAACCCTAAAGATAAGATCCCCAGTAACAAATGATTTACCAACATATGTGAGTAAAGCAGCATATGCAGGTTCAAGTGTTACTTCATAGTTAGTTGAGCTAGAAGTGTCAAGATTAGACTGAAGAGGTGCAGCGAAAAATGAAGTTCCAACTGTCAGTTGTGCAACATCATCATCGTAAACACTTGTAGCAGCAACACTGATCATAAGTGGCTGTGTTGCATTCGCGTTCGTATTGCCATCTAGATCGACCTTACCACCAGCATAGATGTAGTCGAGGTAAGGAAGGATTCCTGTTGGTCCTGGCATCGGGATGACCGATACGATATCGAAACCTACCGTCTTTGCAGCAACCTGGATTGCAAGCGGAAGAAGCGATGGGAACTTATCACCTGATCCCTGATACGAAGTGTTGTAAAAGTTAGCAGGAGTTGTCATTGCTGTACCCATGTTGACCGGTCCTTGACCAGGAACATTGATAAGCTGTGCAAGGCCAGTGCCTTGGAAAGATTCGTTTACGAAGCTTTCATTCATCTGATGATAGTGGCAGTACTTAGACATCCAGTTCTTCTTGTAGCCGTCCTTGACGCCTACTGACTCGAGCATTGGTGCCCACTCATTGATGATTTGAGCTTCATTCAAAAGCTGTATGTTATTCATCTTGTGTTTTTTTTAATTAAATTTTACCAATCAAACTCTTCCTGATGTTCTCAACATAGGACGAGTTACCATTCTTCACAGCCTCGATCGTTGAATATGGGTTAACCGATTCATTGAGCGTTTCTGTGACGTTGCCGTTAAAGTTAACCACATCCGGCCTTGTGGCCCAGAAGTTCCTTATCTGGTAAGGTGTATCAAGCTTGATGTATTGGGCCTGAGACGCGATACGTTGACGGCTCTCCTGTGTCAAAGATTCCCAAATAGGAGCGTACTCATCTGGCATCTCTTTGATCCACTTTGGCAGGTTGTTCCTTTCCTTGTCAGCGGCAAGCGCGGACTCCCAAATGTTCACAACATCCTTTTCGGTAAAGAATATCGACTTGTTTAGTGCTTCTTTGACTATCTCTTTTTCAGTCAGCGACAGGTCGACGAATTTCTTCCTCTTTTCCGGTGAAAGATAACGTAAAAATGGGAACTTAGCAGATTCATTCAATACTTGGACCTTCTCTTTTTTGGCCTCTGATATCAAATGATTGACCTTCTCGGAAAGATTTTCACCAGCTATCATGCTAGCCTTCTTTTCTTTCCTTCTCTTGTTGATTGTTTTTTCCTTTTCGTTGATAGATTCGACAACATAATCAGAATACTGTATTGCCTTGTCTGTCTGTTCTGCAATATATTCTGTGTAGCCGATCGATTTGTTTACTGCCTCTGCAAGATAATCGTTGTGCTTGATAGAGAGATCAAGATTTTCACCCAGATATTCGGAGTAACCGATTGCATCGTTTAGGTTCTCCGCAAGGTAATCGCCGTAATCTATTGCACGGTTGATGTTCTCTGCGAGGTAGTTGCTATAATTGATGTTTTCGTTGAGCTTCTCAGAGATGTAATTAGAGAACGATATGTTCTTGTCAAGGTTCTCAGCAAGATAGTTCTGATAGCTATCAGAAAGATTAAGTCTCTCTGCGATGTAGTTCGAATAATCGATTGAATCAGTTACCTTCCTCTTGAGTCTGTTAACCGATGTTATGTTAGAATCAACGTTCTCCGAAAGGTAGTTGCAGTAGTTTATAGTACCGTTGAGCTTTTCTGCAACATAGTTCGTGTACTCAATTACCTTGGCAAGGGTATCGTCATTAGAAGACATTTTGTTCACCCTTTTCATGAGTCCAGAAAGCTTCTTCTCAAGCAGTTCGATCTCATTCTTAACAAGTTTTGAATACTCGTTGAGCTCGGAGACCGTGACTGTTTCATCCTTTAGATGTGAGCCCATATTCATGTTATTTTTTTGTTGTTTTGCGTTTTCGATATCTTGGAATAAAGCAGACGAATCGTACATTTCTGAAACGTCGTAAATCTGCACATTTGACTTTGGAGAAAACCCAAACGATTCGTTTACCAACGAAAGCTGGGCATTTTCAAAACCTGGATCGGCAACAAGGTCATATGTGAATATCTTTTTCAGTTTAACCTTCTTATCCGGACCAACAACTCCTGCCGCCCTTGAAGATATCGATAGAGGAATTCCTGCCTCCACTAATTTCTTTGCCGTTGTTCCGGCATCGGTGTTCAGAAGTCTAACCTTTCCTTTAAGACACCTTGAAGACTTATCATATTCAAGATTTTCAATTATGTGAGAGACCTTCTGAAGAGACACATCGAACTTTTCGGGATGATCCAATTCTCCCATCAACCTCTTCGATTTGATCTTTTGGTTGAGATAATCAAGGTGAGGAAGATATTCGTTCTCTTCATAGATCCGGTCGTTGTTGTTTACTACTCCAAACTGGGCGAACACTCCTTCAAGAATAACATCACCGTTGCTCTCGCTCTTTGACTCAAGTATTGAGGTGGAATTCTCCAGTATTAAAAGAACCTTTTGATCCATGTTTTTTGTTTATATTAAGGATGCTATCCTTGTGCTATATATCAGATAGTTTAGAAAAATTATGATAGGAAAAGGTTTCTTTCCTCTTCTCTCCTCTTTACGAGCCCCTGTAAAACCTTACCCTTTGATCTTACGAATTTGGTTAGTTCGTTTGCGGCCCCTTCGTAATCACCGGAGTTTAACTTTTTTAGTAGCGTGCTCTTCTTCAATGCTCCTGCGCCCACGTTATATGCAAAGGAAACCAATGCATCGAATTGATTTTGATTTAGGGGAACGGTAACCAAACTCTTCACGGACCTTTCAAAACCGGCGATGGTCTTTCTAAGGATTGCGTCACCCTGTTCTTTTGTTATGGACGTGTATTGACCGGGCTTCATCGTCGTACCATATCCTATGGTTAACACACCGCCTGGACATGTATATGGATTTGCCCTAAATCCCTCGTATTTCTTTATCATGTCAACGAGTCTGTCGGACACCGAAAGGGATTGTATTTCTGTGGGTTCAGATTTGACCGCTTCTTTTCCGTTTTCTTCTGAGGATTTTGTCTTTTTTAGAAGCGATATTTGGTTGTTTATCTTTGTAAGTATAGAATCAGCGATGTCGTCGGTGACGGGATCGTCCTCTACATCTGTCTTTATCTCTACGGAATCTATCGCGGCCCCAAGATCGTTTGAACCGTTGTCCAAAAGATCTAATAACTGGGGTTTATTGAACGTTATCTCTGTTGCGTAATCGGCGTTCTTGGCCTTTCCGGAAAGAACAGAACGGATTTCACCTATATCTTCAGGTGTAAATCCGTTCGTTAATACGCTAAATGAACGAGAGAATGGTATGCTGTATACTATCTCTTCATTTCTTTCTAAGACCAAGGTTCTCATGAACCTATATATGATACTTTTAGATGTGAATTGCTAAAAGTTCAGGAACTTCTACCCAATCAAACAACTTTCCTAGTCTATCGTAGGTATAGCCATCGTTGTAATAGCCCTTTTCGCCGGAGAACGTATTCCACCTACATTGGATCATTGCGTCCCTTCTTACCACCACCTGTAACGTATCAATGTTTTGAAAGACCGGTGGTATTCCGT